GTTTCCCGTCGGTGCGCGCGCCAACACTCCGCTACCCCCCCACTCCCGTCCTACCGAGATCGGCGCATACCACGTCGCGCTTCCTCTTCGGTCTTCGCGTCACTGCACGCCGGACACAAGCCCTGCACATTCGCGTCGCTATCGGATCCACCCTCGGCCAGTGGGATGACGTGGTCGCGCACGGTCGCCACCGACACGCGACCGAGCGCGGCGCAGCGCACGCACAAGGGCTGCTCCCGAAACAGGTCGTGCCGCAACCGTTGCAGGCGACGTCCACGAATCCGGGTGACAGGCTGCGCGTGGCCCCAGGCGGGACGGCGATGCGCCAGACAGCCAGCCCGGCCACAGGTCGCACACGCCCGCGGCGGCGCAGTCGGCATCACCGTCGGCCTTTCTTCGTCGCCTTCTTCGCGCCGCGCCGGCGCTGATGCGAGTGCAACGGCCGGTTGACCCGATCCGCGGCCGCGTCGCGCTCGAGCGACTGCCCATTCGCGTCCGTCTCGAATTCCGCAACGGGCAGCGTCGGCTGATCGTCCTCGTCGTCGGCCGCATCGTCGTCCGACGTCTCGTCCTCGAAGTCGACGGACGAATCCGCCTCCTCGAAGCTCACGAACCGCATCCCGTTGCGCCAGGCCTCGACGAAGCCGAGCTCCTTGTCACTGACGGGCCCGAACGTCGCTTTCAACACGCACGCGTACCCGGTCATCCCCTTCTCGGTCCGCGCGTAGATCCCGGTGACCTTCACGTGGTCGAGGCGCATCGTCGCATTGGCGGTGTCGGGCGTCGCGTAGATGTCGAGGGCCTGCCGCGGCACGCCGAGCGAGAAGTTGACCCGGGCGAGATGCGGATGCGGATCCGGATGCGACAGCTTGAAGAGTGTCGTGCGCACATCCGGATGCAGCGCCGTCGCGAGCTTCGCGTCGAACGGCTGCACGCGCAGCGTCAACACGATGACCTTGACCTCGCCGTCTTTGCGTTTCTCCGTCGCATGCGCCACGGCATCACACGCCAGGCCGACCTTGCCCACGTCGAAGAGTCTGTTCATCGGCTGTCCTTTCTCGTTTACCGAAGCAGATCGAAGAGCACGCCAATCTCCCGCAGGCGCCGCACATACCCGATCGTCAGGCGATACGCGGCGTCGGCGTCGCCGGCGCCGATGGCGTGCCGGATGACCATCACCCACGAATGCTTGATCGCGGCGCTCATCTCCCGTTTTCCCGCAGGATCTTTTCAATGCGATGAAAGATGGCCACTTTCGCCCATCCACCAAGGTTTCGGTCGGTGGCATCCACCCACAGGACCAAACGATCAGCCTGCTCGCCCGCGTGATTCACAAACAAGTCGTTCACAATCATTCGCGCGATCTCACTTGCCGACTTCGGTCTTGTCACCATCCCCATCAGCGCCCCGCCGCGAAGAGCGGCTGATCGTGCGCGAGCGGCACGACGCCGTCGGCCGCCTCGACCCGAATGACGGCATGGGGCGCGTCGCCTGGCGCCGCGTAGCGTTTGATCGCGAGCAGGTCGACGATTTGCGCGTCATCCTGAAAGACGATCCGCGTGATGGCATCCGCCGTACTCCGCACCAACTTGTCGAGATCGGGCGCCTTTGTGTGCGCCAGGACGCGCCGCGGGAGTGACTTCGGCCGCGGCAGGTAGAACGCGACCGTGAGCCGGACGCCGGCCGTGAGTAACTGGCGCTCGGCGCTCGGCAAGTCCTGCAAGGCATAACTCGCGCCTTCCGCGACGAGCGTTTGCCAGGACTTCAGATTGCGATTGCTGTCGGTGATGATCGCCCGCGTCCAGCCGCGCGGGATGAACGCGCGCTTCGACCCCATCTACTGGGCGACGCCGACCACTTGGAATTCCAGCGTCACTGGACGGTCTCCGCGCCGGTCGTGAGCAACGCATAGAGCTGCCCATGAAACGGCAGGATCTCCCGCGACGACGAGGACGGCTCGTCGCGGTCGACCGGCACCCACACCTCCGTGCGGTTCGTAAAGCGCAGGCGAAGAATCCCATCGGCGTCGATCCGGGCCGCCATCAACCCGACCGCGCGAAGCAGATCGGCCGTCACGGCGAACCGCATCACCCCTCCCGTCATCGCGGTGTCTCGACGGCGGCCTCGAGCACCGCCACGTGTTGCGCCGTCTCGAGGATTTGCTGTTGCACCATCCGATACGCCTTGCGTTGGTCAGCGCGCCATTGCCGCTGGTCGATTTCGTCGTCGGAGAGTTGCCGAACTGCTGTCATCGGCCGCAGCAGCCGCAGCACACCGAGTCGCTCGAGGATCTCGCGCGCCTCCGCTTCGCTGATATGCGCGGGATGATCCGCCACCGAGACCCGTACCGGATGACCCTGGACGTCGAGCGGCACCTCCCGCAATGCCATCCCGAGCATCTCATTCAGGGCGTACGGATCGATCGCGATCCGCAGCGTATGAAATCGAACCTTGACGGCCTCCACGAAATCCCCGAGCGACTCGAAGGGCCCGCTATTGATCACGTCGCGAATCACGCGCCAATGCAAACGCCGTAAGCGCTCGGCGTCATCATGGTGGGCGTGATGGTGCCGATAACAGAGCACGCGCAGATCGTCATCGGGTTCGGCGCCTAGATGGTCGTAACGGCGATGATGCACTTCGAGCCTGTCGGTCGCATCACATGCCGGCCATTCGCACCGCCAGGCGGCCAGGACCAACGCGCGGTTCCGCCGTCGCCGCCATTCCGGCGTCTGTAAATAATCGTGGTAGGGCATCTGGCGCAACGCCTGGAGCCGGTCCGGATTCGTCGGCTGATCGGGTGTCTGCATCATTCGTCCCGTCCTCGAGGCCGCGTCGGCGCCCACTCGAGCGGCAACAACCCGCGCAAAGGCTGGAAGGCCGGCGCGGGTACCTCGGCGCGCGCGGGGAGCGGCGGCAAGTCCGGCGGCGCCGGACCATCGCACGTGCACCGGATACTGACGCGCGCCACTCGATCAATGGCGATCACTTTCATCGCCTCGCCGACCTCGAGCACGTGCCCGCAGAGGCCGCACGTGTAGGCCCGGCCGGCAGCGGCGCGCGTCCAGGTGATCATGTTCGGCCGCCTTGAAGCTGGCCGTGGGATTCGAAGGCGTTGTCTTCTGTTCTCATTGAGAAAAATTGACAACATCGCGTCTGCGCGAGGTTCTAATTGTTAGTAGTACGACGAGTGGCGCAGAGAAGAAGACGTACCGCGTTCGCTCGTTCTGTTCTTCTTTTCGGTACGGGATCTTTGGTACGGGTACGGGATCGCGGGCGCGCGCGCGCGCAGGATCGTTGGAATCCGCGCGGAATCCGCCTGGAATTTCAGCAAAACGCGCAGAATCGTTGGAACAGCAAAACCCGTTCCGGAAATTTACGTGTGCCCGTTGCGTTGCTTGCGTAGGCGATCCTCTTTTCGCTTTTTCTTTATTTCGTTGGCCGACGGGTTGTAATCCCTGAAGTCGTGAATCTGAAAACCGCCGGCCACTTTTTCGAGGAGATCCGCCTTCGCAAGCGCGCCAGCGATGGAGAGCGGATTCTCGGCATGGCCGAAGCCCAAGATCACATCCTCGGGGAGAAAGCCGTCGGTCAAGTGTTTGTTACTCCAGAGCAGGCTCAGGGTGTAGAAGCCCAACGCGATCACCGGGCCGTTTTTGCCGATGGCCCGCCCGGCCTGAAAAATCTTGGCGTGATCGATCAGTGCATCGTCGAGCTTGGACCACATGGGCACTCGTCATTCCGTGGCGGCCGCCGGGCCGCTCGCCGACTTGTTGGTCTTGGTGGCCGCGATCGCGGCGACGAGCTCCTCGCGCTGGAGGCGCAGCGCGGCGATCCTCGCGTCGATCTGTGCGAGCAGTTTCTCCGCGAAGGTCGCGCGCTTCGCCATCGATCTATCCGTCCGTCGGCGCGGGCGCCGTGGGTTCGGGGGGCAAGCCGTGATCGGGCTTCGCCGGTCGCCCTGGGGGTTCCGGCTTGGGCAGATCGTGATCCGGCTTCGGCCGATCCTGGTCCGGGCGACGGGGTTCGGGTTTTGGTGGTGTCGGCATCGTAATGTCCTCTCTCCTGGTTGTGCGTTGACTGCCCATCAGCTTGCGACGGTTATCCGCCGTCAGATATTCTGAAGAGACATATAACCGAATCCTAAATGGCGAATGACCTGACCGACTTCAATAGCGCGTTGAGCCACATGGGCAACGGCATCCGCCGCGCGCGGGCCGGCTTTAAGGCCGCCGACGACGGGTTCGCCGAGGCGGATGCCGGCTTCCTCGCAGCCTTGGAGGCGCTGAAGGCGATCACGATCGCCCGGGGCACCCTCGAGGAACGCTTCACCGAACTGCGCGAGACGATCGCCCGGCTGGAAACCGAGCTCCTCGCCCAGGGCGTCGAACTGCACGCCCTCCGCGCCGAGTTGGACGCCACGCGCGCCGAGGTGCGTGCGCTGCGCCCATCGTCCTAGACGCCTCGTCAAGCGGCCACCTTGCGCGGCGATCCCACCGTCACGCCGAGCGTGCAGGCAAACGCGGCAATATCCGTCAGGTACACGCTGAATTCGTCCTTCGTGAGCGTCGTCGTGGTGAGCGCCTCGAGCGCGACGTCATCGACAACCACGCCCTGTTGGTCGTGGATGATGATCCGGTGCTGCGCCGGCAGGAACCGCCGCTTCAGATACGCGTGCATCACGAGCGGCGAGCAGCCGGTGTGCGCGGCCAGAGGCGCCACGTAGCCGGCCCAGTACAGCGCGTTGGCCGGGCGCGAACGGGTGGCTCGGGCGGGTTCAATCCGCACGATCACCTCGCCATCGGGCCACGCCGCACACGCGCGCTCGAAGGCGAGTTTCTGCCGCAGCTTCAGCTTGCCCTGTCGCACGAAGCCGCTGGCCACGTAGTCGCGCGGCATGGTCAGGCCACCACCGCGGCGAGCTGCGCCATGGACGCAATCGCCTCATAGTCGCGATCGACTTCGGCCAGAAACAGGCGCACGAGTAACTCGTACGCTTTCAAGTCGACGTCGGCGCGAGTCATGCGCGTGATCGTGAACTGCAAGGCCGGCGGAAAGCGGTCATCCCAGGACACGAAGTCGCACCAGGCCGCGCCGGTCAGCCACAGCAAGTGCGTCATCTGCGCCTGGTAGTCCTTCGGCACGGTGTGCGAGCGCAGGTACGACAGGTGCGTCGCGGACTTCGGGCACTTGATTTCGATCAGGCCGGTGAAGTCGTCGATCATGCCGTCGGGTGAGCCGCCGGTCGCGAGCTCGGGATGCTGCACGAAGCCGCAGGGCTGCACCAGGCGGCCGGTGATGGCTTCGTAGGCCGCGCGTGCGTCCGGTTCGCGGTCGATTCCCCGTTGCATCTCTTTGTTGATGAACGTGTCCTCTTGCCCGACGCCGGTCAGCCGCTCGCAGACAATTTGCAGCCGCAGATCGCGCCGGGCGGCGGCCTCGCCGGACTTGATCGTCGCCAGCATGTCGCACGCCCGTGACGCGGTCAGCTTGCCCACGCGCGCGGTATACCAGGCCGGCGTGCGTTGATCGGGGGTCAGGAGGGTGAAGCTGGTCATCGTCCCCTCACTCGCCCTTCGGGTCCTGCTTCTTCGCGTCGGCCATCGCGGCCCGCACCTTCAGGCTGTCCCAAGCCCCGGGCTCGGTGGCGGTGAGGTACTCGCGCGTGGCTTGCGGCGAGTTCTTCCAGGCCTCGGCCAGCAGCGCCACGCCTTCATCGGCGACGGCTTGCAGATCCGTCAGCCACTCGTCGAATCCGTCCGGCTTCGGTTTGTCCGTCGGCTTCGGGTCGCGCGTCGGCCCGGCGAAGGCCTCGTCGACGGTCGTATCGCCTTCCTTGATCGCCGTCGCGAGTCCCTTGAGCGTGGCCATGTGCTCAAGCGTGATGTCCTCGGCGCCTTTGACCTCGAGCAGCGCGAACACCTTCGCGTTGGGCACGCCCATCTTGAGGAAGTACGTCAGCATCGCGTCGCGCCGCTTCACCAGCGTCGACGCATCGCCGACGGCGACCTGGCGGCAGGCTTCATACACCGGCCCCCAAAAGGCCTTCGGGACCACCTTCAACACGGCGTTGCGGATCGCGATCGACGTCGCCGCGTTCGAGGTGACGCCGATCATGTCGTCGGAAAACCGCTTGCCGTTCTTGCCGGTGATGCGGCGTTTGGTCTCGAAGGCGATCAGCACGTTGTTCTGGATGTCGAAGGCGGTGCCGCGGGCGGTGATGAACCGGCCGTCATCGTCGACCGGCCGGCCCTCGATCCGCATGTTGCCGTAGGCACTGGCCAAGATTTCCGCCAGTCGCGCCGAGGGCCCTTCGATGGTTTTGCCGTCGCGCGGCAGCGCATAGATGCACGACTCGGCGGTGTCTTGATCGAGCGTGGCCATCTCAAGCGCACGATCCTTGAAGGTCTTGAGCGAGCGGGGAAAGCGTTTCGCCGTGGCGATCTGCACATCGATCTCGCCGCGGGTGATCGACTCGATCGCGTGACTGCTCGTCACCTCGAGCGGATCCGGCTCCAGCACCATCGTCGGCTCCTTGCTCATGCTCGCTCTCCCTCGGGCCGGCAGCGGCCGGGATAAATCGGCGCCAGGCGCGTGCGTTGCTCGGCGTAGGCTGGTTGCCAGTGTTCGACCATGGGGCGCGCGGCGAAGCCGGCGATGATCTCGACGCCGCATTCGGGGCACTCCCACTGGTCAGCGTCCCAGAGCTTGTAGGGCGCGCCGTCCTCCATGAGTTCCTCGACGGTGACCGAGTTCTTCTTGACCACCATGAAGCGGCCACAGCCACAGAGGATCTGCGACGCGGTCGGCATCAGCCGTTGCTCCCGCGACGCATGGCGTCGAGGCTCTTCTCGTCCCGGAAATTCGGGAGGGCGATCGCGGCATCCGGGCGATAGAGGCAATCGGCCAGCGCGTGGAAGATGTCGCCGCGCGCGGTGATCGGGTCCGCCAGGCGCCCATCCAAGCGGCTCACGATGGCGTCGGCGATCAGGAGCAGGCGTTGTCCGCGGGCGCGCGCCAGATAGTGATCCGTCTGCTCCTCGCGCGCGAGCGCCTCGTGCACGGGGTCGCCGAATTCGTACACGCTCCGCGGCACGAAGGTCATCGGTGCCGCTCCTCGGCAATGAACATCTGCCGGCGCTCGCGCGTGAGGCGCAGCGCCGACATGAGATCAGACCCGAAGCGCGAGGCGCGCCACGCCCGCCACCGCACCAGCCAGGGGAGCCACCAGGTGGGCTTCATCGCACCACCCGCTTGGGGCTGGAGACCGGTTGCTCGTCTGGCTCGCCTTGGACATAGCGCCAGACGAGCGTGCCAGAGAAGCAGTGCTTGCCGAGCGGGTGCTTGACTTTGAACCGATCGAGCTCGCCGGCAGCCTGGGCGGCCGTAAAGCGAGAATTGCCCCACTGGAGAATCGCGCCCATATCAGCGGGGCCCAGCAGGAGGCCGGCCTTGGCGCGCGCCAAAGCGGCCTGTTGGGCCTCGTCATCCAGCCGCCAGGTGGTTTTCATGCGGAGATTCCTTCAGGCTGCGGATCGACGGTTCTTCTTCGCGGTCTTCCGACCGCCGCGATCTCCATCCACTACTTGCGTCACGAACTGCTCGATTTTGTAGGCGGTCCGATCGAGCGGCCCGTGCTTCAGACGATTCGTGATCGCGAAGTGGAGCGACCGAGCCTTGACGGGATACCCCGCCCGCGTCATCTCGTCAGAGAGCTGGATGTAGGTCAGATCATTTTCGAGGCGATACGCGGCGAGTCGGACGAGAGCCGTGTCACTCATGATAGGCGGGCATCCTACGCAACGCATGCACGTAAAGTCAAGACATGAATGCGTGCTCAGACAATATTGTGAGCACGACCGCATCGTTTGTCATTTACCTACATAGACTTGTTGTCTGTAGTTGCATAGCTTTCATTTTTTGCGATAGTATCCTGGCTGTGTCACAAGCCTTTTCTGCGCTCTTGCGGCGGATTCTGAAAAAGCAGTATCGGACCAACAAAGCATTCGCGGCGGCATTGGGCATCGATCCGAGCCATCTCAGTCGGGCGATGGCACCAGGAGGGCAACCGTTCAATATCGAAGGGTGTCTCCACCTGGCGCGTGTCACGAACACCCACCCGAGCACCGCACTACGCGCCGCCGGCAAAGGGCAGGTCGCGACGCTCATCGAACAGTTGTACGGCCCGGCCCGTGAGCTCTCCGCCACTGAACAGCAACTCCTCCGGGATTACGCCGCCGTCGAGGACGAGCAACTCCTACACGCCGTGCGGACGTTGCTCGAAGTTGGCGCGAAACAAGCGAGTCGAGGCCGGCGCAAACCCTCTGGCGGCGGGGGGCGCGGAGGTGGAGGAACGACCGGCGGAAGCGGCGAGGAAAAGCCGGAGCCAGTGGCCGGCGCTGATATACCAAAGGAACCCGAGCGGGTGCATCGACCGGCGATCTACCAACGTCGCGCACGAGTGGGTTGAAGCGCGAAAGAAGGAAGGGAATTACGTCATGCCAAAGTCGGCGATCGAACAGCAGCTAGTGAAGGCATTCGCGGGCTTGAATCCCGAACTCAGGCGAATGATTCTGCCAGCGTTCGAGACGGATCTCGCGGCATCGCGCAGGGCGAGGGCCACGAACCGACTCCGTCTCATTAAGTTGCGCCCCGCCGCGGCAGCGTTGTCCTCAGTCCCGACGCACACAGTGGATCAACTCCAGCAGATGAAAGAACTCGCGCCCAGCGAGTTCCAGGAACTCTGCCAAGAGATCGATCGCCGGTTCGTCATCGTGCAGCGTGCCCAGGCGGCCCGCATCGATTGGTCCTCACAGAAGCCGTGGCCGTGGCCGTTGTTCTACGCTGTGCGCAAGGCCCCAGGCGCGAGCGCCGCCGCTCGCATTCTGATCAGGGTCCTCGGCGTCACCCACGTTAAGGTCCAGGACTTCGTGACACTCGCCGGCATCATTCGGACGGCGGATCAACGGGCCGCGCGGCTCATCCTGAGCACTCTGTTAGAGGAATATATGCCCGTCTCAGAGGCGACACGACGATTCGAGTTGGAGGGCTGAGCATTGGGCCACCTCTATCAGCCGAGACCCGGCGGCGTGTGGATGATGCAGTACGTCGGCAGCCACGGCCGACGCGTCCGTGAATCCACGGAGACCGACAACGAGAAGAAGGCCGCGAAGATCCTAGCCGCCAAGGAAACCGATCGGGATCGGGGCCTGCCTGTCGCCGCGGGCATCGGGAAGATCCGCTGGGAAGAAGCCGTCGATCTGATCCGCGCGGACTACGCCAACAACGATCAGACGTCGTGGGTCAATCAGGAGCGTCGGATTCGGCGGCACCTGGCGCCGGTCTTCGGCGGCCAGCGGCTGGCCGAGATCCAGCCGGATGCCTTTCTGCTCTATGCCACGACCCGACGCGAGGCGGGCGCCACCGCCGCCAGCGTGAACCGGGAACTCGCGATTGTGCGGCGGATGTTCGTGTTGGCGATGCAGGCGGGCAAGCTGCTGTTTCGGCCACATATCCCCCGCCTGCGGGAGCGGAATGCGCGCGCCGGGTTCTTCGAGCGGGCGACCTTCGAGAGTGTGTATGCACACTTGCCCGAGGCCTTGCAACCGGTCGTGATGTTTGCCTATCTGACCGGCTGGCGGATCGACAGCGAAGTCTTGACGCGCGAATGGCGGCACGTCGATCTCGATGCCAACGAAATCCGGTTGGACCCCGGCGAAACCAAGAACGGCGAGCCGCGCGTGTTCCCGTTAACCGACGAGCTCCGCGCCCTGCTCCTCGAGCGCCAGGCCGCACGCGAGGCCGCGGCGGCCGCCGGCTATGTCTGCCCCTGGGTCTTCTTTCGGCTCGTCGCGAAGGGTCGGGGCGGGAAGAAGTATCCCAAGCCGATCATCCGCTTCAATAAAGCCTGGGCGGCCGCCTGCGCAGCCGCGGGGTGTCCTGGACGGATCCCACACGACCTTCGCCGCACGGCCGTCCGGAACATGGTCCGGAGCGGCGTGCCCGAACGCGTCGCGATGCAGCTCGCCGGGCACCTCACCCGATCGGTCTTCGAACGGTACAACATCGTGAGTCCGGGGGACCTCATGGACGCCCGCGCGAAGCTGGAAGGCCAGATGTCGGCCACGGCGAATAAACAGCAAAGCCACACAATGAGCCACACGGGGCCGATATTCGGCGGTCGCCGCGACTCGAACTCGTGAAAACGTTAGGAAATTTGGAGGCGCCGCCCGGATTTGAACCGGGGGTGGAGGTTTTGCAGTCCTCACAAGAACCACCGAAACGAGTCATATTTCAGCGATTTTGCTCAATGTTTTGCGCGATTCGTGAAATCTGGCGATTCCTGGAGTCACCATAGAAACCCACGGTTTTCCTAACAAAACCGCGTGTCACTTTTTTACTCCAGCCACACAAAAAGCCACACGCGAGCCACACAGACTTCGGATAGAAGTATGCCCATGAAGCAATGTCGATTCTGCGCGGAAGAGATCCAAGACGCCGCGATAGTTTGTAAGCACTGCGGCCGCGACCTCGTCCCGCCGCGTCTACATCCCTTCTGGCGATTGGCGGGCTACGGACTGCTCATCGCCGCCGTGTTCCTCATCGTCTCGTTCGTCTCCTTCTACTTCGGTGAAGACAATCGGCAGCACCAGGCCTACGTGGCCGCGCGTGAGGCGTGGCACCGCAAGTGCTACAGCCCTATTGAACCGGAGGGGATCACGCCAGAAATGCGGGCCTGCGCCGACGAACTGCGCGCGCTGAATGCCTCCGCGAGACGCCACGGGTGGGACCGATAAATTCTCCTCTACTGCATTCATCGGGAACACCAGGACGCGAGCAGGAGTAAGACGGCCAGGCCGAGTAACGGCCACGGGTCAAACCCCTGACGCTCCCTAGCCATCCGCGGTCAAAGTCGGCGGCCCCTCGTCGCGCACACGCCCCAGCGGGCTGTCGGGCATCAATGCACCGTCGGCGCGGGCAGCGCGGGCAGCGCCGTGCGCGTAAACGGATTGCTCGGGCCACTCGCCGGGCTGACCCCCGTCGCGCCCGTCGCGCGCACGGTGAGCGTGTAGCCGCTCCCCGGGGCCACGCCCTGCACCAGCGCGGTGATCGGCAGCGCGCACTGCGACCCCGCGCGATCCGGATCGGTCACGCGCGCCTCGGTCGGATTCGTGACCGCGCCCGGCGGCGCCAGCGGCGCCAGCGCGCACGCGGCGGCGCTGTGCAGCAGATGCGTCGTCCCCACCGGCGGGCCGGTCGGCGGCGGCGTGGCCGCGGCCCAGACGGCCACATCCCACCCGACGACGACGGAGGGCGGCGGCGCCGTCGACATTTCATACGCGCCGAGATCCGCCGCGCTGCCCTGCGGCCGCGCCGTGCCCGCGCGATCGGTCGGGACGGCCGCGACGGGCGTGCCCGTGTCGATCGCCGGACTCCCCGGCTGGAGCTGGAAGTCGGCGCCGGCGGGATTCACGAAGAGGGGATCGGGGCCTTCCAGATTGTGGTCGTGCGTCGTCCCGCTGCCCATGTCGAGATAGTTGGCGCCGCTCGACTGGTGGACGATGTTGTTCTGAAGGACCGTCCCGGTGACGCCCGCCCCGACGAGGACCCCGGTGTTGCGGTTATTGGTGACGGTGTTGTGCCAGACCTTCGTGTTCGTCCCCGCCACGGTGATCGCCCCGAGATTCTGATTGCCGGCGGTCCCGACGGCAATCCCCGTGATGACGTTGTTGACAATCGAATTGTCGACGCCGTAGACCAGCACCCCCCACGCCTCATCGGGCGTCCCGGATCGCGTCAGGTCGTGAAAGTAGTTGTTCCGGATGATGTTGTGGTCGGGCGAATCGCCGCTGCCGTTGTAAATCTGGATGAACGCGCCTGAGGTGTCGTAAATCTCGCAGTGCTCGACGAGATTGTTCGGCCCGGAGATGTACACGCCGTAGGAGGCGCACTGATAGCCGCACTGCCCCGGATCGCCCCCCCCGTGAATGACGAGGTTGATCAGCTCGAAGCCCCCGGTCGCCTGCAGGACGACATGCGCGCCGAGCGCAAACGCGCCGCTCGCGTAGGCGCCCGCCCCCGCGATGCATTCGGCGTTTTTGTAGCGAATGTGGTGCACGTCGTGATAGTTCTGTGTCGACAAGCTGACGCAGGGCTGGTGGCTCGGCCGGCCGTCGAGGTTGAGGCCATCGAACTCGATGTAGTGGTAGTCCCCATCGAGCCAGATCACATGCTGGCCGGCGGTCGTGTGCCCGCTCGCGGGCGTCAGCCAGACCGTCTCGCCCGGCGCCGCCGCGACCCGCTCCGTCTGCGCCCAGGACGTGCCCGACGGCACCGCGGTGATGACCTCGTCGTAGGTGCCCGCGCGGACGAGCAGCGTATCCCCCGCCACGAGACACGCGATCCCCGCGGTGATCGTGCGCTTCGGCGTCGCGGCCGTCTGCGCCGTGCCGCACGCGCGCGCATCGTCGCCCGCTGGCGCCACGTAGTACGTCGTCGCGGCGTGCGGCGTGACGCGGCACGCCGCGAGGGCGGCCAGGCCGCCGAGGGCCGCGGCCAGGAGCCGCCGGCGGATCATGGCGTCGCCCCGAGCGGCGGCAGCCCGTACTCGGCGCGAAATTCGTTCGTGTGCTTCTCGAGACAGGCCGCCCAGCCCATCAGGGCGACGTAATAATCGTACGCCGTCCGCGCACTGTGGACGCTGATCATGCCGGGGTCGATCGGGGCGCCGCACTCGGCATACGTCTCGTTGCAGACGGTGCCGAACTGCACGGCCTTGTCGTCCTCGAACGCGACGCCGTCCCACACATCGCTCCCGTCGCCCGCATCCCCGCACGGCGTCCACACCCACGCCGGATTGTTCGCCGGCCCGTGGACGTCCCAACTCGCGCCCGTGCCCGTCATCACGTCGATCGTGACCGTGCCGGGGCGCCACACCATGACGTCGCAGGGGATCTTCCCGTTCTGGTCGGTCTTGGTGAGCACGCCCCAATTCCCGCCGTCCTCGGGATGATCGGCGTTGATCGTCGGCACCATCGTCTCGGTCAGGAGCTTGAGGCGCGCGGGGTCGTTCGCGTCGCCGGGCGGGAAGGCTTCCGGGTGCGCCGCGCAGATGGCCTCCACGTCGGCGAAGCGGTTCGGGACGAGCGCTTGTGGGGTGGGGGCTGTCGGTTGGGTCATCGTCTCACGCCTCTCCTCGCGCGGCTGGTCCGAGCGCGTGCTGCCCGGGCCGCCGCCGGACCGCAGCCATACACATGAATCAGGGGCGCGTCCCCATCGCCGCGCGTCTGCGCGACGAAGACGCGGTGCGTGTCTGGGTCGTAGCCCGCGCCCGACAACCGCGGGAGCCACGAGTAGAAATCGCTGCCGAGCGTCCACGCGGCATACGGCACGACGTCCCACGGCGCGCGTGTGCCCGCCGCGACGAGCGCGAGCTCCGCGGCGTCATACGCCCAGACGCGCGCGTCGTAGGGGTAGGCGTGATCGCCTTTGGTGGGATTCACGGGGTCGTACGCGTAGTACACGCCGGGTTCGCCCGGCACCTCGTGCCCGTCGAGCGCGGGGTCGGGCGTGCCCATGCCGTACGAATAGATCCCCACGCCGATCACCCCGAAAAACAGCACGGCGCGCGTGCCGACCGGCTGCACGACGCCGCCGATTTGCATGGTGCCGTTGAAGAGGATGTTGGGATTCGGTTCGCCGGGGCCGATCGTGTAATTGCCGAGGGTCGGATGACTCCCCGGATAGAACAGGAGCGGCGTCGTCGGCACCGGAGACACGCGCCCGATGTCGTCCGGGTCGAACGCGAACACGCCCGGGCCGAGACTCGTTCGACTCACGATCGGGATGCCAGAGTTGCCCGTGAAACACACGCCACGAAACGCCTCCTGCCACTCCGGCGCGATGGCGCCCAGGTAGCCGCTGACGTTCCCCGCGTGGACGCTGGCCGTCTCCGTCGCGTCCGTCACGAGCAGTTGCACCGGGCCGACGTATTCCCCACTCGGCGTCAGGTTCACGCTCCGCGCCCAATGTGAGACCGGTTGATCGCCGTTCGCGTCATAGTGCCGATACACCGTGACGATTAGCCGCTCGTGATGCACATGGCAGCCGCCCAGGTTGATCGCCGCGCCATACGCGAGCGCGGCCCAGCTGCCTTCGGTGGGGTCTTGAATCGGCTGGATCTCGGCCGCGCGGTGCAGCTCGCCCAGTGTGGTCGCGCCCGCGATCGGCGGCGGGATCGAGATCTCGCCGAGGCCGTGGTAGTCCGCGAAGCCCGCGAGGACCAGCGAGTCGTGCGCCGCGTAATACGCCAGCCCCTTCGGCGGGAAGTCGTAGCGCACCGGATACGCCGGCACGCGGAAGCAGCCCTGATACAGCAAGTCGGTCGGGTAGATCAGCCCCGCATCGGCGTCGGGCGGGAGCGGCGCCGGTTCGCCACAGCCGGAGGGCGGCACCCACGGGTGCGACGGCTGCGCGCCCGCGTCGTCGTGCGCGTCCCAGGTCAGCATCCCTCGCAGCATGGCCGGCTTCGAAGGCATAAGTTCCTTTCAGTCGGGGACGGTGATCGTCAACGTGTCGTCGTCGAGGCTGAACGTCGGCGTCTGCGGGTCGAGGCCGAGCTCGGTCAAGGCCGTCGTTTGTTTGTGATGAGCCGTGGCGAGGGCCGCGCGGGCCTGCCCCGCGAGGACTTCGCAGCGCTGCGTGTCACTACAGAGCGCGCGGAGTTTCCAATACGTGGGGGCGTCGAGCGTGCGCGTCATCCGGTCACGCCGGCCAGTTTGTTCCAGTCGGTCATCAACTGACTTTCCATGTCCGGATCGCCCGAGGCCGTCACCGTCGCGCCGACCTCGAAGTTGTAGGACGTCTCGAAGTTGAAGACGTTGGGTCGGTTCACGAACGACGGCGCGAGCTGCTGTGCCGTCTGCAGAGGATTACTGTTCACGCGATTGGCGTACGCCACGCGTTCGGCGTGATACAGCGTCGATGGGTCTTCCTCGAGGACTTCCCAGGCGATCCGGGTGACCGCATTTTGGAGCCGTTTATGAAACTGCGGATCGGCGGCAAGAGCTTGCTGCGTGAAGGCGTCATTCATCGCGGGTCATCCTTTCAGGGTCGCGAGTTCGGCGCGGAGGGCGGCGAGCTCGGCGTCGTGGTGCTGCCATCCGGCGATCAGGTCGGGCACGAATTTGCTGTAGTCGGTCATCCAGGGTAGCGCCAGGGTGCCGCTGTCGGTGCGATCGTCGGTCCCTTTCGAGACGGCCCGTGGATAGAGCGCGTGTGCCTCTTGCGCGAAGATACCCCGGTCGCGGATGCCGTCGGCCTTCCACGTGAAGTCATGCACGACCAGGGCGCGGAGTGCCGTCAGATCGACCGCGCGCCCGCCATCGTCTTTCAGCCGCGCATCCGACGCCGTGTTATACGCGACGGTGGTGGCGCTCATCTGTTGAATCGTCCCGGCCGTGCCGAGCGCACTGTTGACGAACATGACGAAGTATCCCGCGTTGGCGGTGTAGAGATTTTGAATCACGAAGCCGTTGCGGACGCTCGCATCCCAGACCATGAAGACTTGCGCGTTCCCGCCATTCGTCGGCGTGTTGATCACCACTTCCCCGGTGCCCAGGATTCGCGCCCGTTCCGCGTTGTTCGTATAGAACCGGAGCGGGGCGGCCGCCGAGGTCGCGAGTGAGAGGCCATTGGCGCCGACACCGAGGAGCGCGGAACCGTTCGGCATGTTGTAGCCGGACGGGGTGTAGGTGGACGAGAAGGCCGAGAGGACCGTGAGAAACGGGCTCGTATCGGTGCCGAGGAGTAGTTGGGCGGCGTTGCCCGTACCGGCGACCGTGTTCATGATTTGAATGGTATTGGTGCCGGCGCCCGACGCGACGAACGCATGGGTCCCGAGGCCGCTGACGGACAACAGACCCGCGATGACCTGATTGCCGGTGAAGCTGTTCCCGCCCGCGAGTTGCGCGACCTTGGCGAGCGCGCCGTCAATCTCGTTGTAAATCGAGGTCTTCACCGCGTTGTTGATCACGGTGCCGGTCGTCCCGGTGCCGTCGTCGTCGATCCAATTTGTGCGAACGATGGTGACGGCCATTAGAGCGCCCCTTGTCGCAAGAGTCGGAGCATTTCCTCCGCAGAGAAGCGGAGGCTCGAGGCTTCGACCGTGTAGGTCGGATTGAGGTGCGGCACGTTGAAGCGCGCCACACTCACGCGTTGGATCCGAAAGTCGCCGCGCAGATTGATCGGCGGGCCGAGATTGACCGTGACCATCGCGCCCGCCTGGGTATTGATGTCCCGACACACGTAGGACACGGTAATCACGCCGACCTTCCCCTCGCTATCGAGCGCGCCGAGTAAATCGAGACGCGCCTGACAGCGGGCGACGCCTTCGGTGTAGGACAGGCGGCCGTCTTGGATCTCGTCTTCGATGATGCCGTCGCTGCCGGGGAGCTGCGCGCGCACCGCGGCCTGGGCGTCGAGGTCGTCGACCTGCACGAACACATTCACCGGGTCGCCTTTGAGAATCGGATACTTGATCACACCGACGCCATTGGCCGGAATCCCCGTCAGCATCGCGGCGGCGACCACGGTCGTGTTCCACGTGATCGTCGCGGTGATCGCGCCCGGCCCGCTCGGGGGAATGCCCAGCAAGGCGTTGCCGCTGATGCCGGTATAGCGGATGTTTTGCGAGCCGACGATCGCCCAGCCGCCCGTCGGCCGAAACGCCGCGACGGTCGCGCACGGCAGCGTCGGTGATCCGGCCAGCACGTTCCCGGTGGGTTGTTGTAACAGCGAGGTGTCGCTGGTCGGGGCGTTCGCGCCGAGGGCCGCGTCGGCGACGACGTCGAGATACGTCGTCGTCGTGTTGTCGGCGAAGGTGACAAGCGCTTGGAGCTGACTCACGTTCGCCTTCGTGCGGTAGAGCACACGCGCGATCACCGACGCGGCGCCGAGGGGAATCGCGCTCAGTTGCACTTGCGCGGCTTGCGCGGTGCCGACGGTGAGCGCGGCGGCACCCAGGCTCGCATCGGGCACGGTGTCGAGAAAGTCGGTCGTGGTGTTGTCGCCGATCGTCGCGACGAGCTTCAGCGTGCCGCCGCCGGTATTCGCGGGCGTGCGATAGATTTTGCGCGCGGTCACCAAGGCATTCCCGAGCGGCAGCTTCGAGAGCGGAATTTGTCGGAGGACCGCGCCGTTGACCGTCGGCGGGGCGGCGCCGAGGCTCGCGTTCGGCGTCGTGTCGGTGTACGTGCGTGTCGTGTTGTCTTGAATGACCGCGACGAGGCGCAAGCCGGCGCCGGCCGATCGGCGATAGAGCACGCGCCAGCCGCCGGCCCCATTCGCACCGGGGATCGTCGGAATGCCCGAGACGTGCACGGATTGATTGCCCCCGGTGGTCGTGTTCGACGCGGGAGGCCACGGGCCCCGGTTCGCATTGGGCATCGTGTCGGTGTAACTCGTCGTGGTGTTGTCGTTGAGGGTCGCGACGAGGCCCCACGTGCCCGCGCTGTACCGATAGAGCTTGCGCGCGATGACGCCCGCGCCACTCGCGGCGGTCTGAATGCCTGAGAGATGCACCGTCGCCGCGAGTGTGCCGTTGACCGTCGGCGGCGCTGCTCCAAGACTGGCGTTCGCCGTCGAGTCGGTGTAGGTCGTCGTCGTGTTGTCCGCGATGGTCGCCAGCAGGCGCAAGCCCGCGCCGCCCGACTGGCGATAGAGCTTGCGCGCGGTGACAGAGCTATCGCCACTCGTCGGGAGATTCACGAGGTTCACGGTGTTGGCCGCGGGCCCGTGTCCCGGTCCGGGATAGAAACTGCTCGCGGGCATCCCGGCGACTTCGATCGTGACCGGCGAGGTCGACACCGACACCGATTGGAGCAAGGCCCACGGGCCGCCGTTGACGCTGACATAGAGTCTGGCCCCCGTGGCGCCGCCGACCACCGACGGCACCGTGACCGTGCGGCGGCAACAATTCGGCGCCCCCGAGAGCGCGGGTTGGATGGTTTGCGCGCCGGATGCGGGCCCCATGGGTGACTCGTCCACCCAGGTGCTTGGTTGGTTGGAATAGGTTTGGGCGTAGGACACGGTATCGCCCACCCGCCCGCTGTTGGCACCGGGCGAGGCGTTGCCTTGCGTCGGGTACTGCTGGCAGATCGGCCCGGTGCCCGGTGGTGAACAGGGCGGGCCGTTCGCGCCGGACGTCGCGACCGGGCCGAGCGGCCCGGGTGTCGTTTCGCCCCCGCTCCGGACGAACGTACAGGCGTACGCGTGACTGCCGGTATCGACCGCGCCACCCGCGGCATACGAGCCCGCATTGGGCGCCGAGGCCGGCGGCGCGACGATCCCGGTCGTGACCGTTGCGCTCCAGGGGCTCGAGTCCGTCTCGCCTTCAGGCCGGACGAACGTCGAGACATAGTTGTGTGGCCCGGGCTCCGGGCCGGGTCCGACCGACACCGATCCGGGATTGGGGGCGTTGGTCGGGGCGAGGATCCCGCCCGTGGTGATCTGTCCGCCAATCGGGCCCGGCGGCGTTTGGTCGCTCGACGCCGCCCAGAACGTGACGGCGTAGTCGTGCGCGCCGGGATCCGGACCAGGACCCGGATTCACGGCATCGGGATTGGGCCCGGTCGTTGGCGCCGGTAAGAGGTCCGTGCTCGCCGCCACCCGCGGGCCCGGTGTCGTTTCTCCGGTGCTGATCACAAACGACACCGCGTAATCGTGCACGCCTTGATCGGGACCCGGGCCGGGACCAGCCGCGCCCGCCGTCGGCGCGGTCGAGGGCGCCAAAAAGACCCCGACCGGCACCGTCAGCCGCGGCCCGACAACCGACTCCCCATTCACCGTCTTGAACGTGACCGCGTAGTCGTGCGATCCGACGTCCACGCCCGCCCCTGGGAGCAAGGACGGATTCGGCGCGCCCGTCGGTGCGGCTCCTGGTCCGACCAACGACCCGCCTCCGCCCGCATCGAGGCCGCCGTAGGTGACGCGCTGTTGCCCCACGAGCACCCGGCCGCCCGTCGACGGATACCAGGCGGCCGTCTCCACGGGGAGCAACGTCTCGCCGGGCCCGATCTGGTCGAGCGCATTGGAGCCGCCGAAGTTGCCGAGGATGCGCGTCGCGACTTGCGAGAGGTCGCGCGTCCAGTGGATCGTGTGCAGGGTCGGATGGACCGCGTTCACGATCGTCGGCGGCGTGATCGCCGTGTTCTCGTAGAACAGATGGACCACTTTACTGAAGTCACAGAGGAAGTCACCGCCGACCCGCTTGGCGAGTTGCGCGAACGCGCTCGACAGGTTCTGCTCCGTGAAGGTGATCTGGTCAAGGACCTCGGCCCCGATGTCGGTCTCGACGCGCAGCGAGTAGCCCGGGGCAAACGTCAGCAAGCTGGCGGCGATCGCAGCCACCGACGCGTTCGTGTAGTTACCCGACACCTTGCGGTTATCGAGACCCCACGTGTAGTCGATGCACGCGACGTCGTACAACATATTCCGCGCCACGGGCTTGCGGGCGTAGCGATGCACCGTACTCAGGATCGTGCCCCCGAATTCCCGCCGCAGGTTATTGGTCGATCCGAGCGTGACGATGACGTCGGCGCCCTCGACGGGCACCCACCCATACGCCGTGAATGCCAGCGTGACCGGCGTGTTGTTGATGGCATCGGACTTCGTTAGCGACGCGGCGATCACGCCTTCATCGAGGGGATGCGTCCGCCAGCCCCGTTGAATCCCGCCCACACTGATGAACGGATGCGACGACGTGTAGTTGGACCGCGTGGCCCCGGCGCGTGCGACATTCGCGAGCGCGTACAGGGGCACCTTGGCGCCGAGCAACACCGGATAGCCCGAGCGCGTCACGCCCGACCGCGCGATGCCGGCGATGGCCTTCGTCAGCATTCGGTCACGTCCCGTACGGCAAGCGCACGCCTTGCCCGCGCATCAAGCCGACCTGGGCGTCGGCCACCGCGCGCGCGATCGCTTCGGGGGACCCGAGCGGCTGGGTGATGTAGAACACCTGAGTCATGCCGCCCCCGCCCATCCGGCCGCCCGGGATCACGTCGCTCCCGCTCGGCAGGTTGACGAGCTCAGGCCCGCGTTCCCCGACAATCGCCAGGCCCCCCGAGAAGTTACTGACCCCGCCGGCAAATTGCGGGAAACTCGACCGGCCCGCGTAGAGCTCGTCGAAGTTCTTCGGGATTTCCCCGTGCGGCCCGATCGGCACCCGCACGCCCGACGGGGAAGTGATGTAGTTCTGGCCGAAGAGCGTCTCGTTGGTCGAGCCCGGGAGCTTCGCGCCGCCCTGGTAGGTTTGCATGGCCGCGCCGATGGCCGCGCCCGCCTCCTGGGCCTTCGCCGTCACGTGGTCCAGCGTCCGGGTGGCCGTGTCATCGAGTTGCGCGGCCTTGCTCGCCGTGAGTTCGTACACGCTATTCGCGAACTGCGTCACCTGTTCCGCAGTCGCGCCCGTTTTCTGAAACGCGGCGATCTGATCGTCGGCGGCTTGCCAGAGTTTCAGATTCTCGTAGGTGTAGCGGTCCATCGACTGGCGCATCCGGTCATCGTTGACCTGCTTATCGATCGCGATGAGTTGCGTCGCCGCTTTGCCCTCGTTCGTCAAGCGGAGTTGGGATTGCTCGTTCTCCGTCTTACTCAACCCAAACTCGTTCACGTCGGCCTGGCGGTATCGATCCCCCTCGACCTTCATGACGAGCTTGATCGTCTCGGTGTAGTCCTTCATCGAGGCCGCGACCGCTTTCACTTGGGCATCCGTCAGGCCGAACGCGGTGGCCAGCTTTTGCTGAGACACGCCCGCGTCGAGGTACCACTTGACGGCTTCGACCACTTCGCCGTTGATCGTGTTGAGTGTGCCCTGCCACCCTTTGCCCGCGCTATCGAGTTCGATCATCGCCTCGGCGATCGCCTTGCTCGAGGCGCCCCAGGCGTCCGACTTCTCGATGATGGCGTCGAGATCCTTCGGCACGCTCGGCGGGAGGATCTGCCCCCACATGTTGGCAATGGGCGGGCCGACCTTCGGGAGATCCTCGAGCGCCGCTTTGTACTCTCGCCATTTGCTCGTGCTTAATGTCAGCACATCGGCGATCGCCTCGCCGATGTTGTTCTTCACGCTCTGGTAGAAGCGGCCCGCGGCATCTCCCGCCGCATCGAGGGCGTCGACCGTCCCCTTGCTCATGCCCGCCGCGCTGTTCTTGACGCCATCGAAGCCGGCTTTGATGGCGGGTAACACGTCGGCGAAGCCTTTGCCCATCAACTGGGTGCCGAGCGCGACCCGCTTGTCGTCATCGTCGACCTGTTTCAGCGCCTCACTGATGGCGTAAAACTTCTCCTCGGGTGACATCCGTTTGATGTCGTCAAAGGCGAGCCCGAGTTGCGCGAGCGCGCCGGCGGTCCCTGAGGACCCTTCCCCGATGTTCTTCTGTAAGCGGTTCATCGCGTTAGCCATCGAGTCGAGACTTACCCCGGCGTCGGCGCCCACGACCCGCAACCGCTGCAACGTCTCTACGCTGATCCCCGTCCGGTCCTGTAAATTTTCGAGTTGATCGGCATCGTTGAACACTTCCTTGCCGAACTGGATGACTTGATCGATGACCCGCTGCAACGACAAGGCGCCGAAGGTGCCCGAGAGCGTCGAGAGGGCCGAGTTCCAGAGCCCGGTGTTGTCGGCGGTCTCTTTCGTGGCGCCCGCGAGTTTCTGCATGTCGGCCGGCACGGTCTGTCCCATCAGGCGTAATTTTTCGGCGCCTTCCGCCGCGATCGCCGACATGCGGGCCAGCTCCTTCTCGGTCAGGACCGCGGCGCCGCCGACGTCTTCGACGGCTTTGGTGGCGAGCACGGCTTGCTGGACGATCTTTTGTCCGGAGATCGAATCCGCCATCCGATTGAGCGCGCTCTCCGTCTTGCTGGCGCCCGTCTCGAAGCCCTTCAACGACGCTTCCGCCTGCGCGCACGCATTCGTGAACGCGGTAAAGTCGGCGTTGAAGACGCCTTGCAGGGGCATGGCTCAGTCGCCCTCGCGGCGTTGTTGTGCGATCAACATCTCGACCAGCACCTCGTAGTCATCCAGGCTCAACTCCCGAACCCACTCGACGCGCCAGCCACACCGAAGGGCGATGGCGAGATCGCTGGCGATGGATTCGCGCCACCCTGGCCGTTTTTTCGCGCCTCGCGCCTGGCGCTGATCGCCTGCTCGTGCGCGCGGATGGCCTCGTCGATCTCCAGGTAGGTATCCCGGTCGAGCATCTTGAGGGCGGACTCCTCGAAGGGCTCCGGCTGCCCGTTGAAGTCCAGCAACGACCAGCCCGTGACGTATTCGAGGATGCGCGTCACGCCGACGCGCTCATAGTCGAGGGTGGGCCGTTCGCCCATCCGCATGTCTTTCACGTACCCCGCCTCGAGATGCTGTTGTTCCCCGGCGTTGAGCTCGCGTTTGACCTCAATCCATTCGCCGTCCGAGAGCGACAGCCGCACGGTCCCCGGCTGCACGAAGCGACACCGACCCATAACACCGACCTCCCTACTGTTCCGGCGGGCCCAGGCGGGCGACGAGGGATCGAGTCCCGAGCTGGAGCGAGACAATCCCCCAGGCCCAGCACCCTTTGCGGGCCCCTTCATGCGGCGCCGTGAAGAGCAACGACGTCCGCCGCAGCATGAACGGTTCCGCGCGCGCGATCGTCGCGGTCAGCGTCCATTCGCCCTTGACGCGCACGATCGACCACGTCGTGAGGTGCGCGGCGGTGTGGTAGCCCCACACGATCGACGCCGCGGTTCCGTGGATCCGCAGCTTGTCGAACATGACGCGCGCGGCTCAGGGGCCGACGGCCATCGTCCAGGGCCCGCCGGCCTTGAACGTCGACGTAATCTTCGGGGCACCCTTCACGGTGCAATCAATGTCCGCGTCGAGATAGGCGAGGCCGGACCACTTGAAGGCCGCCTCGGTGCTGTTGGGCGCGAGCTCGAGCAGGCCTGGGATCGGGGCCTTGGTCGCCTCAAAGATCGTGGTTTCGGCGCTGTTCCAGAAGCCGCCGAGACTACCGGACACGTCGGGCAGACCCGGCACATAGACCAGGTTGTCGTCACCGAAGCACGTGACGTCTTCGTAGGTGTTCTTGAAGGAGGCTTTCCAGGTATTCAGCGAGATGACTTCGACTGGTGTGGTGCCCGCCGCGTCGTATTTGACCGTCCCGTACCGTCCCGTCAGAATTGCCACGTCGTTACCCGCCTTTCTGTTCGATGTCCCTTACACGCCCGGAATCGATGCCTGCACGCGATAGTGCCCGCCGCGGTGTTGCCAGCGAATGGTGTCGTCGACCTCGTCGGTCTCCGGATAACGAATCGGCTGCTCACGGCACGTCACCATGTGGACGTAGCCGGGGATCGTCAACGGTTGGTCCTCGAGGAGCTCGTCGATGCGGTGCGCCGCGGCCTTGATGTCGGCACCGGTCGACGCGAGGGCGACCGCTTTCACGAGATACAACTTGTCCTCGTAGCCCCGGCTGCCGAAGACGGGCTCATCAAGCGCCTCGACGAGCGAGACAATCACAAACCGAGTCGCTTTCGGCTTCGCGATGTCCCAATACACGCCGTCAGGCATCAACGCCGACAACGTGGGATCCGCCAGGAGCACCGCGATCACCGCGTTGTCGATGTCTGACGAATCCGGCAGCGTGACGGCTCGTGCCGCTCGTGCGGCGCTCATGGTTCACCCGTTACCTGGAGCCCGTGCCGCTCGACGACCCCGCGAAGCTCGTCGTACATCCGGCGCCGGTGTTTCTGCATGGCGCGCACGAACACGTGTGTCGGTGGTTGCGCGGTCTTGCCCCACATCGTGCCCGTGGCCTTGCCGCTCGCCCAATGCCTGGCCTGGCTGCCGTTCTCGAAGATCCAGGCGTGCTTGGCGCTGCTCTTGAGCAGGGCGCCGGCCCCGAAGGCGCTCGAGGACGTCGACAGGTAGAGCCGGCTGGCCAGGTTTCCGCTGTCGGCGTGCGCCTCGTAGACCTGGCGGACCTCGGCCTCGGCCGCTTGCGCGGCGCCGGTGACATAGCCCGCCGCTTCCGCCGCGAGCGCGGCCGGCAGGGTCCGCAGCGCCTCGCGGAGCTCGTCGAGCCCGGAGAAGACGAAGCGGTTGCTGCTCATGTGACGACCTCGGCACACACGAGCTCGAGCACGCGCCGGCGTTCGTCGAGGTCTCGCACGGTCAGGATGTTGAACACGCGCGCGCCCAAGAGCAGCCGCGTCGCCGTCGTGACATCCGCGCGATACCGCCCGCGCACCAGATGGGTCGCCGCCGCGATCGTGGTCCCGGCCGCCCGGGCTTCCCCGTCCCGGCCGGCGGCCCCGATGCTGACGAACCACGTCGGCGGATCCGCGGCCGGCCAACTCTCGGTGAAGCCGCCGTCGCCGTCGGCCACGGCCGGCCCCGGCGCCTGCACGGTCACGAGGTGCCGGTACGCGCCACTCCCGATCAGCCGATCGCGTTGGGCCGCCGCCAGGCCGCCAGGCATCAGGCCACCACCGCATCGTGATAGGCGCGCAATAACTCGCGGACCAGGACCGTCGGCCCCTCGCCCTCGGGTCGCGCCGGCGCGTCGGGGTCATCGCCGCGGAACCGATCGAGCTCGCCGACTTGCAGCAGGATGGCGGCCACGACGACCGGCGGCACGGTCTCCGGCGTCCAGGCGTCCGCCACTGCCTTACAGCGCGGCGTCACGCTGCACCAGTTGAGAATGTGCGCCTCGGCCTGATCGAGCAGACTCTGAAGGTCGACATCCTCGTCCGTCGACGTCACCCGCAATCGCGCCTTCGCTTGCTCGAGCGTCACGAATGTGGCCACGGGCTAGCGCCGCCTCGTGTCGTCGTAAACCTGTTGCCAATCGCGCCCGGGCGGGCCCGAAGGGCCGGTCGCGCCGGCCTTGCCGTCCGCGCCATCCTTCCCGCGCTTGCACTGCAGCGTCCAATCCTTGCCGCCCTCGCCCGGTTTCGTCGTGGTCGCCGGCGCATGACAGAACCAGAGCGACCCCGCCCAAGTGACGGAATCCCCGGCGGCGTACTCGCGGCCCGATGTCCAAATGCCTTTGTAGTCCGGCACCGGGAATCGCACCGTGCCGATCGTCTTGACCTGTTCGCCGCGGACCGCCTTGACGGCGATCGTGCGGAGATCGAGTTGCTCCACGCGGAGATCCTCGAACCCGAGCCCGTCGGCGCCGTCCTGGCCGGCCGGGCCAGGCGGCCCCTGGACGGGCGCGCGCGCCTCGAGTGTGGCCATGCGCTCGCGCAGCGTACCGAGCTCTTTCGTGGCGTCGACCACGTGCGCGAGCTGCCCCGCCATCGCCGCCTGCTGCAATTGCACGCTGGCCTGCGCTTTCGCGACCAGATCGAGGATCACCGGCGCCATGCCCTCGACGATCGCCGCGATGTCTTCGGCGGTCATGCGGCGGCCCGCTGACTAGTGACGGCCTTCGTGAGCAGATGGCGCACCGAGGCGGCCACCTGGTCGGGCGGGAGCTGGCCGGCTGGCGCGGCCATCGGGGCCGGCCGCGGCTTGGCGAAGGGCTCATTCGCATCGCGTTGCGCGAGCGCCTCGAGCGAAAA